ATTCTTAAGCGGGGGGCCAAGGTGTTTCGGCCAGCGCCGCTGCGCGCGGCCTGGCTGTGGGCCAATCAGAAGCGTGTTCTGCCGCCGGGCAGTCCTGAGCCGGGGCCGTGGAACAGCGATCGCGCACCTTGGGTCAAGGGCATCACCGAAGCCATCCGCGACCCGCTGTTCAAGATGGTGACCGGCGTGATGGGCGCGCAGATGTCGAAGACTGACGGCGTGCTGTTAAACGCGGTTGGCTGGCGGATGGACGACGATCCGGGTCCGGTGTTGTACATCGGCCCGACTCGCAAGAACGTCGAGTCGGTGAGCAAGGATCGCTTTTCCAAGCTGCTGAAATCGGTGCCGTCGCTGTTTGAGGCGCTGGCCAAGGGCAAGCAAGACACGATTAACGAAAAGTTCATCAACGGTCAGCGCATCGGCTTCGGCTGGGCTGGCTCGGCGACCGAGCTGGCGTCGCATCCATCGCGTGACGTGTTCGTCGACGAACGCGACCGTATGGGCAATAACGTCGGCGGCGAAGGCGATCCGATCAGTCTGGCCGAAGCGCGTATTTCCAACTTCATCGACGGCAATGTGACGGTTGTTTCGACACCGACCGTTGGCAGCGTGGAAACTGAAACCGACGACGATGGCCTGGAGCGCTGGCGGCCGTCGGACGATGTCCATTCGCCGGTGTGGAAGCTGTGGCAGGAAGGCACCCGGCACGAATGGGCCTGGCCGTGCCCGCACAAGGGTTGTGGTCGGTATTTCATCCCGCGTTTTTCGACCTTGTACATCCCCGACGGGGCGACGCCCAAGCAGGCCCTGGACGACGCCCGGCTGTTCTGCCCGCATTGCTCGGCGATGATCGCCGAGGAATCGAAAGAGTGGATGAATGACCGGGGCGTGTTTGTCGCCCCGGGCCAGCGCCTGGTTGGTTTCAACACGGCGGGTGCGCAGATCGAGCAGGGCGGCGTGACGGTAACGGTCGAATTCGGTACCTACCTGGCGCCGCTGGAGGCAGACACTTCGGCGTCGTTTTGGGTGTCCGGGTTGTGCTCGCCCTGGCAGACCTTTGGCCAGCGCGCGCGCAAGTTCGTGGTGGCCATGTTGTCGGGCGAGCCCGGCCGGATGCAGGCCGCGATTAACACCGCATTCGGCGAGCTGTTCATGGTCAAGGGCGAGGCGCCGGCCTGGCAGTCGGTTGCCGCGCTACGCCGGCCCTATGCCTTTGGCGAGGTGCCGCGCGGCGTGCAACTGATCTTGGCCGGTGTCGACGTGCAAGGCGATCGCCTGGTCTATGTGGTGCGCGGCTTCGGCTACAACTTTTCGTCGTGGCTGATTGAGCACGGCGAGATATGGGGCGACACCGAACAGGAACAGGTGTGGCAGGACCTGGCCACGCTGCTGGAAACGACCTACGACGGCCGGCCGATTGCGCGGATGCTGGTCGATTCGGGCTATAAGCCCGGCGGTAAGGCCGCACCGGTGCACATGGTCTATCAGTTCTGCCGGCGCTACTACGGCCGCGCGGTGCCGACCAAGGGCCGGCAGCAACAGGACAAGCCGTACAAGTTCGCTGACGTGGATCAGAAGGGCCACGAACGTCAACCGCTGAAGCTGATGCACATCCACACCGACCACTTCAAAAGCTGGGTGCATGCCCGTATCGAATGGCCGGTGGAACATGCCGGCGCTTGGTACATCGCACAAGACGCGACCGACGATTACTGCCAGCAGGTGGTCGCCGAGGCGCGCTTGGTGACCCAGGCGGGGCGCGTGTTCTGGCACAAGCTGCGTACCGACAACCACTATTTCGACGCTGAAGTGTTGGCGGCGACAGCCGCCCATCTTGAGCAGGTGCATCGCCTGCCGCGCCTGGGGGACGAAATGCTAGACCTGCCGGATGAAACCGCGCCTGACCTAAAGGACATGCCTGCGTTGCCTGATGGCGCGCGGGTAAAACAGAAACCCAAACCCCCACCGGAACCGGCAGCGCCGGCGCCAAAGCGGAAAAAACGCCGCCGGGGGGCTGTGAGTGAGTGCCAGCTATGAGCCGAAACCGTGGGGCAGTTCGGGCGGAAATCGCCGCCATCGACAAGGCCATTCTTGATGTGCTGCAGGGTGGCCAAAACGTCGAGGTGACGACGGCCGCCGGGACGCGAAAGGTGCAGATGGCGGACCTTAAAACCCTGTATGCACAACGCGATCGCCTGCGGCGCAGCCTGCGCGGCGGGCCGGTGGCTCGACAAGGGATTCCGATATGAGTCGAAACGTCTTCGACCGCGTGGTCGGTTTCTTTTCCGCCTCGGCGGGATTGGAGCGCGCGCGGGACCGGATGAGTCTCGACGCCCTGGATTCATTCGCCGGGGCGTCGAAAAGTCGCCCGGCGCTGAAATCGTGGTTTACCTCGAAAAAGGACGCCGACGGCGACGTTAACCCCGAACTGGCGACCCTGCGGTCGCGGTCGCGCGATTTGGAGCGCAATAACCCGATTGCCCACGGCGCCATGAAAACCAAGACGGTCTATGTGATCGGCACCGGGCTACGGCCCGAGCCGAGCATCGACGCCGAATTCCTGGGGCTGAGTTCGCAACAGGCGGAAGTGTTACAGGCGCAAATGTTGCGTGAGTTCAACCTGGCGGCCGATTGCCTGGAGGCAGACGCCGCGCGGCGCAAGACCTTCTTTCAAAAGCAAGCCGAGCTGTTCCATAGCGCCCGGGTGAATGGCGACGCGTTTCTGTTGCTGCCGCACTTTGAGCGTGAAGGGTCACCGTACGCGACGCACTTTCAGTCGGTCGAGTCCGACCGCGTGTGCAACCCGAACAACAAACCCGACAGCGAAACCCTGTCGGGCGGTTTCGAGCTGGACGAACACGGCGCCGCCGTGGCGGTGCATGTGCTGCAAACCAACCCGGCCAAGCGCTTTTTGCGCTCGAAAGCGTCCTGGCAGCGGGTGCCGCTGTTCGGTGAGCAGAGCCGGCGCAACGTGCTGATTCACTCCAACCACAACATGCGGGCCAGCCAGACGCGGGGCATTCCTGATTTGGCGCCGGTGATCGAGGTGATTAAGCAGGCCGGGCGCTACATCGATGCCGAACTGATGGCGTCGGTGATTAGCTCGAAATTCACCGTGTTCATCAAGTCCGACCGCGATGGTGGTGGGGATGCTTATGGGCCGGGAGGGGGCAGGACAGGCGCAGCGGATGACGATGACGACGACAGCGACGAAGCCCGCGACCTGCGCCTGGGTGATGGCCTGGTGTATGAGCTGGACGAAGGCGAGAGCATTGAAACGGCCAACCCGGGGCGACCGAATGCGGCCTTTGACCCGTTCGTGACGGCGCTCTGGCGCATGATCGGCGGCGCCATTGGCGTGCCGTTTGAAGTATTGATCAAACATTTTACCGCCAGTTACTCGGCCAGCCGGGCGGCACTGTTGCAGTTCGCCCATTACATCATGGTCGACCGGGCCAACTTCGTTGTGGACGTGTGCCAGCCGTATTACGAAACCGTGATCGCGGAAGCGGTGGCGCGGGGGCGTCTGCGCTTGCCGGGGTTCTTTCAGGACCCGCTGGTCCGCCGGGCCTACTGCCAAGCGCTGTGGCACGGGCCGAACCTGGGCGAGCTGGACGAACTGAAGGCGGTCAACGCGGCCGAGAAGCGGCTAAAGATCGGCATCAGCACGCACGAACGGGAAAGCCGTCACTTGCTGGGCCAAGGCTGGGAGCAAATCAACAACCGGCGCGTGATCGAGGAGCGCCGCAAGTACAAACCGGAGGCGCCGAGTGCGCCGCCCAATGATGACAACGTCGAACAAGGCCCCGAAGGCAACCGCCAACGGGGCTTTTTGCTGCCAGGGGAGGACGCATGAAAAAGCTGATGGCCTTGCAGTTTCTGGCCTCACAAGCCTGGGCGCTGCCGCCGACCATGCTGGCCGACATGGAAGCCATCGCCCGCCGAGAGCTGAAGGCCGGCAGCCTGGACGCACTGGCCACGCAAGACGGCGAGGGGATGAAATCGGCCCCCGCCGTCGAGCTGCGCGACGGGGTGGCATTGATCAAGGTGCGCGGGGTGGTGTCGCGTTATGCCAGCTGGATGCACGACATCTGCGGCGGTACATCGACCGAGGCGCTGGCCAAGTCGCTGTCGGCTTCGATTGAAGACCCCAAGACCCGCGCCGTGGTGCTTTGGTTCGACTCGCCCGGTGGCCAGGTCAACGGCCTGAATGAAATGGCCGAAATGATCTATCAGGCCCGTGGCCGGAAAAAGATCGTCGCCTATGTCGGCGGCCAAGCCTGTTCGGCGGCGTACTGGATGGCTTCGGCCTGTGCCGAAGTGGTGATCGACGCGACCGCCGAACTGGGTTCGGTGGGTACGGTGGCCGGGTTTCGCATCCTGCCGCCGGTCGAGGGCGAACAACGCATCGAAGTCGTGTCGAGCAATGCGCCGAACAAGCGTCTTGACCCGACCAGCGAGGACGGCCAGGCCGCCGTACAGACCATTGTCGACGACCTCGAAACGGTGTTCATCGACGCGGTGACCCGAAACATGGGTGTCGGCCGCGACAAGGTCCTGGCCGATTTTGGCCGGGGCGGCACCTTCATCGGTGCCAAGGCAGTAAAGCAGGGCATGGCGCACCGCCTCGGCAGCTTGGAAGGCTTGATCGCCGAGCTAAGCGGCCGGCAGTCGTCGCGCCCGATTCAACCACTCAAGGCGCCAACCGCCGCCAAGACCAACGTAGGAGCAAACCACATGCCTCTGACTATCGCAGAAGGGGCGACGGCGGCCGCCGTTGCTGACGCCCTGAAGACCCAACACCCGGAGGCTTTCGCCGCCATTGCCGCCACCGGTGCGGCCGACATGGCCACCGCCGTCGAAGCGGCCCGTGTGACGGGGCACGCGGCGGGCAAAGCCGAAGGGGAAATCGCCGGCCGTACCGCTGAAACCGCACGCGTCACAGCGGTGTTTGCCAACAGTCTGCCCGGGCACGAAAAGCTGATTCAGGCCCTGGCCTTGGACGGCACCACCAGCGGCCTGGAAGCCGCCGCGCAGATCATCGCTGCCGAGAAAAAAGGCGGTGCCGACTACCTGCACGACGCGGCCAATACCGAAGCCAACAAGGTCAAGGGCGGCGCCGAACCCCAGGGCGGAAAGTCCACCGTTGACCCGAAAACGCTGGCCGCTGAAGCCCGCATCCTGGTCGACTCCGAAGCCGCCAAGGGCAACAAAATCACTATTTCCGCCGCTGTGCGAATGATCCAAGGGGGTAAAGCCTGATGCGTCAACACATTGAAAGCCGTCGCGCCGGTACGGATGCCGAGCCTTACCGCATTGCCGCTTATGACGATGTCGAAGGCGAGTTCAAGCAAGCCGTGGGGCCGAGCGAAGCGCCGTTGATGGGCGTCACCGGCAGTCTCGGGGCGGTGGCAGGCACCGTCTGCGACGTGATCCGAAGCGGCCCAACCGAGCTGGAGTATGGCGACGCTGTTGGGTTCGGTGACTTGCTGACCGCCGACATCGCCGGTCGTGCGGTGAAGGCGAAACCCGGCGAAGCCTACGTCGCCCGCGCCGACGAAACCGGCGATGCCGGCACCATCGGCCGCGTGTTCATCGAGCGCGGCTTCGTGCCGGCCGCTTAATTTGACCCTGGAGTAATTCAAGCATGCCAGCCCCGTTTCCTATTGACCCGGTCCGTACCGGGATCGTCATTGCCTATCGCAATGACAAGCTGATCGCTGATCAGGTGATGCCGCGTAAGTCTGTTGGCGGTGAGCAATTCAAGTGGTTCGAATATGACAAGGCCGAGCGCCTGACCCATATCGATACTGAAATCAGCCGTAAGGGCGCCGCTCAGGAAGTCGAATTCGCGGCCGAGGAAAAAGACGCCTCGACTGCCGATTTCGGTTTGGACGACGTGGTCCCGCAAAGCGACATCGACAAGGCCGCCAACAGCAACTATGACCCGCTCGATCACGCCTCAGAAGCGCTGACCGACCTGATTCTGTTGGACCGCGAAGTGCGCGTCGCCCGGGCTGCCTTCAACCCGGACAACCATGCCTACGGGAAACCGTTGGCGGCCGCAGAGAAGTTCAGCAACCGCGACGCCGACCTGTTGCCGTTCTTGCTGGCCCAGCTCGACGGCCCGCTGATGCGCCCGAACACGTTGACCATCGGCCGCGCCGAGTGGACCCAGTTGCGGGTCAACCGCAGCATGGTCGCGGCGGCCCACGGCAACAGCGGCGACAAAGGCGTGGTGAGCATCGCCCAACTGATGGAACTGCTGGAAATTGAAAACGTGTTCATCGGCGAAAGCCGCGTGAACATTGCCAAGAAGGGCAAGCCGGCCGAGGTCAAACGGGTGTGGGCCGGTCACTGCGCGTTCACCTACCAAGCGGCCAATGTCGAGATTCCGGCCGGGACCCTGACCTGGGGCGCTACCGCCCAGTATGACGACCGCTTCGCCGGGACCTGGTACGACGAAAGCGTCGGCCTGAAGGGCGGTTACCGCCTGCGCGTCGGTGAGCAGGTCAAGGAACTGGTGATTGCCAAAGAATGCGGCTTGCTTCTGCAAAACGTGATCTAAGCGTCGCCAGGCTGTACCGAGAGCCCCGCCCAGTGCGGGGCTTTTCGCAGCCGAAAGCCTGCCCACAAGGGTCGGCTTTCGCATGCGAAAAGGGGGAGTCGTGAGCCGATTTAACATTGTTGAACGAACGATGCTGATTTGTAAGGACGCCACGGCGCAGGTGCTGACGGACGCGGGCGAGCGCTTCGATGTCGAGGGCATTTTCGACAATGCCGAGGTCGATTTCGAGCATCGAAAAGAAGGCACCAGCGACTCTGGCGGCTTGAAGTTCAAGCGCCGGCAACCGGTGTTCACTACCGGCGATCAACGCTTGGCCGGGATCAGCAAAGCGTGGCGGCTGACCATCAAGGGCAAGGTTTACTTTTGCCCCGCGCCCTATGCCGACGGTGCGGGCTGGCTGACTCTCTGGCTGGCCGACAGCCTGGACGAACCCGCCGCAGGGGAGGGCGGAAGCCATGGCAGCCAGTGGCGTTAACTTTCAACTGAACTTCGCGCAAGAAATCACCCGCGTCACCGCGCAGATTCAGGCCACCCCGGAGCAGGTGACGAAGGCCGGTGAGCGAGCGCGGCGTAAAACCATGCGCTGGTTGTCGACGCGCATGGCGCGTGAAATCAGCCAGGCCCTACGGGTGCCGCAGAAAAGCTTAAAAACGCGCTGGAGTACGACCACGGCTGGCTCTGGCGCCGAACAGGTGACGATTCTCTGGTTTGGCACGTTGCCTTTGCCGGCGGAGAACGCGGGTCGACCCCGACAAGGCAAGAAGGGCACCACGGTCGCAGGTCGGCGCTTCGACGGAGCGTTCTATCGCAGCGTTTACGACGGGGTTTCGCGGGTCTGGATTCGCAAAAGCCGCGCCCAGGCGCTGGGCCTGCAACTGCCGGCCATGAGTCGGCAGAAGGGCGGGGGCAGTGAACGCTTTCTTGATCTTGGCGGCAGCAATGACAGCAGCAACCGGGGACGTTTCCCGGTGGTGCGCGTCGGCATCGAGCTGGCCGGCATGGCCGATGAAGTGTTCCGCCGTTACGAGCGGCGCGCCCTGGCACGGTTTGCCGAGCTGATCGAACAAGAAATCAACTACGCGGTGAACCATGAGCGGAAAACCTGACGAATCCCTAGTCGATCTGACCGAATTGCATAACCGGATTATCGCGGCCATACGCGAGCGATTCGGTGCGCGGCTCACGACCGTGGGCATGTACAACCCCGTGGACCCGAACAGCCAGTCGATCAAGACGCCGGCGGTGCTGCTGGAGCTGGCCGAGATTCGCCCAAGTGGGCGCACCACGGGCGGCCGCACACCGATGGAGCTGGTATGGACCGCGCACTGTGTCCTAAGCGCACAGACCGAAAACGTCCAGCTAGAGGTGCGCAACTTCGCGGCCCATCTGCTGCGCCTGATCGACGGCGCCCGTTGGGGGCTGGAATACGTGGAACGTGCCGGCGACTTAGAGGCGTTTCCCGGGTTGTTCACACCGGGCGAAAAGGGTTTCGAGAGCTGGCTGGTGAGCTGGAAGCAAACGGCCCATGTGGGCGAAGCCTGGGAACTGCCCGTCGATGGTCCGGCGTTTGAGGTGTTCATAGGGCAAGACCACGTAGGCAACGATCAGCCGGAGGCGTGATGGACGTTTTGCAGCGCCTGGAAGAGCTGGAACGCCGCGTGGCCCAAATGGTGGTGCGCGGCAAGATTGCCGAGGTCGACCCCATCAAGGCCGTCGCGCGGGTCCAGTACGGGCCCGGCATGACGACCGGTTGGCTGCCCTGGAAGCCGATCCGGACCGGAAAGGCAATTGTCTGGTGGTGCCCTGAAGCGGGTGAAGGGGTCACGGTGATCAGTGAGGGCGACCTGGCCCTGGGCGAGATCCTGCCCGGCAGCTATCACAAAGACTTTGTCGCGCCATCGAGCGACCCCGATCTGTTCTTGATCCAGTACGGCGATGGCGGGTCGGTGTCCTACGACCGCAAGGCGCACTTGCATCGCCTCGATTTGCCCGCCGGCGGTCGCGCCGAAGTGGTCGCCCCGGGTGGCGTCAAGATTACCGGCGACACCGAAATCGACGGCACGTTACGCGTAACGGGCGACATTAAAGGCGACGCCGAAGTCGGTGATGCCGTGCGCAACATGAGTGCCGACCGGGCGCTGTACAACAGCCATAAACACGGCAACAGCCCGCCCCCTGATCCGCAACAGTGAGAACAGCATGAAACAAGGTATGGACAGGGTCACGGGGCGCCTGATTGGCGGCATCCCCTACCTGTGGCAACGCCTGAGCGATGTCATAGCGACGCCGATCGGCAGCCTGGTCGGACGTCGCGATTTCGGCTCCCGGTTGTTTGAACTACTCGACCGTAACGTCGATTCGGAATTCCACATGGACGCCTTTGTCCGGCTCGCTGAAGCGATCAACAACAAGGCTAATGGCCTGGACGACTTCAGGCTGTTGACGATGCGGGTGGAGGTGGTGGCCAGCAACCATATCGAGCTGTTTCTAAACGGCCTGCTGTACGAGCAGGGAAAAGCCAGTGCAGTGGAATTGGAAAGGATCTTGCTCAAATGACAGGCGTAATCCCGGCTTTGCTGCCGCCTTTGACCGTCGTCAAAACGATTGACTATGAAGTCATTGTTGCTGAAATCGCCGCCTCAGCCGGAGTGGAGAACAACAGCCCGGCCGACCCGGCCTATCGGGTTGTGCTGGCCTGCGCCTATCGGGAAATGCTGATCCGCCAGGAAATGAACGAGCAGGCCAAGGGGCTGACAATGGCGCATGCCTTCGGCAGCCAGCTCGACCACATCGGCGTCACCTATTACCGCAACCCGGACGGCAGCCCGATCCTGCGCCGCGCTGGGGAGTTGGACGACGACTATCGCGCACGCTTGCAGGAATCCCCCGAAGGACTGTCGGTGGCGGGCCCCGAGGGCGCCTATCGCTTTCATGCGCGCAATGCCAGCCAGGAGGTCAAAGACGTTTCGGTCGACAGCCCGCAACCCTGTGAGATTGACCTGTTTGTCCTGGGGCGCACGGGTGACGGCCAGGCGGGCCCCGGGCTGTTGCAGGCGGTCGACACCTACCTGAAGCCGTTCCGGCCCTTCGGTGACCGTGTGCGGGTGCGCTCGGCGGAGATTGTGCGCTATGCCCTGAATGCGACGGTGTTTGTGTCGTCCGAGTTGGACCCGGCAATGGCGCTTGAAGTCGCTGAGAAGCGCGCCAAGGCGTATGTAGCGCAAATGCACAAGCTGGGCGGCCAAGTCGTGCGCTCGGCCGTAGACGCGGCGCTGACAGTCGAGGGCGTGACTGAGGTTGTGTTGAATGGCTGGAAGGACATTCGCTGCGTTAAGTCGCAGGCGCCGTATTGTTATGACGTGGTGCTACGGCCGGGAGGATGACCGATGAACATCCTACCGCCACACCTGGCCGAGCTTGAACGCAAGATTGACGCCGGCACGGTGCGCATCGACGCCATTCCGGTGCGCACGGAAACCCTGTGGAATCCCTGGACCTGCCCGGTCGAGGTGTTGCCCTGGTTGGCCTGGAACTTGTCCATCGATCATTGGCGGGCGAGCTGGTCCGAGCAAAAGCAACGGGCGGCGGTGGCCAGTTCCCTGGACCTGCACCGGATCAAAGGGACGTTGCGCGCGGTCGAGCAAGCGCTCTCTGAGTTCGACCTGGCGCCGAAGGTCACGGAATGGTTTGACGCGGTGCCACCGTTGCCGCGTGGCACCTTCCGGCTTGACCTGGCCACCGACAGCATTCCGATAACGCCTGAGCTGGACGCGCGGATCATGGCCGCGCTGGAGCAGAACAAGCGCGCGTCGATTCACTTGGCCACCGTCCATATCAAGTTGGAAGGGCGGAGTCAGTCCCGGGCCGTTGCGGCATCTATCGCGGGGGAAGTGACCACGATCTACCCGTTACAGGTAACGCAGTTAGAGCAAACGCATACGAAACGCGCGGCGGCGGGTGTGGCCACGATGACCGAAAACACCACGCTCTATCCGTTGCAGGCTACGGCTTTCGAGCAGCACTGTCGATTGCCGACTGCCGTGGGCACCTTGACCACCGGTGATGCCACCACGCTTTACCCGCTTCAACCGACGTTGCTCGAACAGCGCGCTAACCCTGCCGTGGATTCGGTAGGTGGCGATTCTGGCGAGCAAACCACGATCTACCCCCTGCAAATGACCGAGCTGGAACAGCAAGCCGCGACGATTCAAACAGTCGGCGCGGACGGGGTGGAACTGACAACTATCTACCCGCTGGAGGTGTGATGGCAGCGCAAGAGTTCTACACAATTCTGACCAAGGCCGGCTTTCAATACGAAGCCGAATGTAAGGCCAACGGCAAGCCGATCAAACTGGTAAAAATGAGCGTCGGCGATGGTAACGGTGCGTCCTATAACCCCGTGGATACGCAAACTGCGCTGAAGCGCAAGGTGTGGGAGGGCAACCTAAACAATCTGTATCAGGACAAAGTGAACACCGCTTGGCTGGTGGTCGAGGCGGTCATTCCTGAAACGGTCGGCGGTTGGTGGGTGCGCGAGGTGGGCGTCTGGACCGACACCGGCGTGTTGTATGCCATCGGTAAATACCCGGAGTCATACAAACCGTTGATCAACAACGGCGCCGGTCGCGAAGTCAGTATCCGCACGATCTTCACCACGTCCAATGCCGACAACGTGACGTTGATGCTCGACGGGTCGGTCATTCAGGCGACCCGCGCCTGGGTGAAAGATTTTGTTGATGCCGAGTTGGCCAGCGTCTTGTCGGCCGAACATGCGGAGAGCAAAACCCACAAGTACCCGCTGGCCAATTTCATCGAAACAGACTGGGTTGCCGAGTCGAGCCAGTCGGAATACCTAGCGGAGATTTTCCGCACCTTTGGCCAGTCGGGGGTGTTGGGTAGTCGTCAATACGGCGCTGCCGGGACCGAGTCGTTCAACCGCACGTTCGACGGCGCTTATTCGGCCATCAACCTGCACAACCACCCGAACCTGTTGGCGACTCCCGGGCTGGGTGAAATCGCGGCTTTCATCAACGGCCACATGGTCAGGACGCGGCACAACGACTACCGCTTGCGCAGCGCTGCGCCGGGCAAGTACCTGGCAATGACGGACATTGCGCCGCCCGAGGCCCCGGCGTCGGTGAATATGGCGGTCGGCATCCCGGCGAAGGTCGCGGAAATGCGCGAATATTTCCGCGCCTTTGCGGCGCGTGACACGTCGATTCGCGACTACCGGCCACACTTTCGCTGGAACCTGTCGGTTCTGGAAATCTGGCCGGAACTTTTGACCGATGAGGTGAACGACACCTTTGAAAGCTTCCGCCATTTGGAGGAAATCAACGGCTATCGCGACCTGTTGTCGCGAACCCTGTTGATGGGTGCCACCGGCTACAGCGGTCGCAATGAAAACGGGTCGTTTATCCCGAGCTCGATCCGGCAGGTTTCCAAGACGGGGCGGCCGCAGTACGTGGCCTGGCGTTACCGTATTTCGGTCGCGGACGTGGGCAGCGTCGGGGATTACCCCGTGGAGAAACTTGTCACCCCGCTCGATTTGCCGTTGCAGCGTTGGCACGCGAACCTGACGGGGCCGCAGATAGCTTCAACCCGTCGCCAGCGGTTCCGTATCAACCGTGAGTTGTCGGCCGATCCGACCTGGGGTGCGTACAACGAAACCCCGACCATCGACCTGCTGGATGAATTGATGTCCAAGGTTCCGGGGTTGAACGGTGCCGGGGCGGACTTGGTCGAGCAGTACACGGACAGCGGCGTGGTCACCAAATTGACCAAGTGGGACAGTACCGAGCTGCTGAACGCGGCTTACTACAACCGCCGGTATGGGCACGAACGCAATGCCAGCGGCCGCACCAAGGGCTTGCGTAGTTACAACGACCCAACGCTGTTTGTGGCGTCCAATACGCGCCCTGAAGTGGCGTCGTTTGCGGCGGACGGTCAAACCTACCGCAACAGCTACGCGATTCCGTTGGAGCTGATTTTGCGCACGCCGCTGGAGGGTTGGAACCCTTACGGCGTCGCCACGGTAGCCGCCACGGTCGGCGACGGTGCCACCGCACAAACCGCCTGGACAGGGCGCAGTGATAGTTCGCGGCACTACCTCACGCCGGCCGAGATGTTCTCTGACACGGTGTTAGACCCCGATCCGGCGGACACCGGGGCGAGCCCGCGCTGGGTGCTGGATAGCACCGGAACGCCTCGACTGGTGCGCGCATCGGGCATCTATGCGGTGCTGCCCAAGGTCGAGGGCGCCGGCGGTTTGGTCCTGCGTTACCCGGTCTATCCGATGTACCACGAAGGGGGCTGGGCAGCGGCGGCCGTCGATGCCTTGGCGGGCGACTGCACGACCGGCATGGTGAATTTGATGCGTGGGCACATCGCGCAAAAAGACTCAATCGCGGAAATGAGTGAGTCGATCCGTGTGCTTAAAAACGAAGTTTCGCAACTTAAACAGAAATAAACCGGGGATTTATTATGGGCATGTCGGCACTGCTGGCTGAGGCTACTCGCCTTGTAACAATGTTTCAGGACAAAGAGAAAAGCATTAAAGACGCCGTGGCCGCTGCTGTCAGTGCGATTCCGGCGATGAGCAAGACTTACTACGTGAGCGCAATTACCGGCGATGATGCCGCCGGTACGGGCGAAAAACTCAAACCGTTTAAAACGGTGGCGAAGGCCGTGAACTCCATTCCTTATGGGGGTGGTGGCTACATTCGATTGTTTGGTCATGAACATGTGATCGAAAGCTTGATTTTCGTGGTGTCCAAGAACATTACGATTACCGTCGCTGAGGGTGAAATGGTGATGCCCACCTTGCGCAATATTTGCGTTCCGGCTAACGGGGCGGATGGCGCGGGGAATCAGGACAACTCGACCACCGGCTTTATGCTGGACAGTTCCACCGTTGTTTTGGGGAGCATCCGCATTCGCACGGCCAATTATTCGAAGCCCGAGTCAACGACGAACAACGTCTACACGGGTTTCTTCCGTCGCTATGACCGCCCGATGGGCATGGTTCATGTGACCGGCTGTGAGATTGAGCTGGGCGATACCGCCCTGACTCGCCATACCATCAACGGGCAAACCGGTATCGTCTCGCTGTACTTGAACAAGATCAGCCGCGTGGGTCCGGTGGTTAAGAACACGCCATTAATCGAGACGGCCGGTAGTCCAATTATTTTTGCCGCGCAATCGAATACCTTGCCGGCGGGAGCGAAGTGGTCGGGTGACTACATTACCGGCATTGTTTTTGACTCCAATGGCGCGACCCGAAGTGTCGTTACTAACGTCAATCTCGCTTAACTCGGTGATTAATAATGCGGCTTAATTTCACATATGAAGGTCAGTTTTATTCGGCATTTACCGTCGAGGATGCGCTGGCGGTAGAGGTCCCGGTATTAGTGCTGGTGAGGGCTGCGGCAGAAGAGATTCAGAAAGGGATTGATGCGGCCGTGGCCCGGGCCCGCGCACGCAATGCCACGCGGATCGAAGGCCAGGATTCCATGTATTTGCTCAAGGCGAATGAAGCTGAACGCTATATCGCGGCCGGCTCGCCAGTGGATGCCAGCGACTATGTGTTGCTCAAGGCTGAAGCCGAGGCGTTGCAGATTACCCCGCAGGCGCAGGCAAACCGGGTGATTGAAGCCCGGGATTCCTGGCTGGCGGTGGCGGCCCGCATTGAGGCAGCCCGCATCGGCGGCAAGGGCTCGCTGACAGAATTGGCCACCGTCGAAGCGGTGGTCGCCGCCGGTGAATTGGTGATCGCCGAGCTGGATGCCATCTAAGCCAGCGCCTCCCCGCTGAGACAACCCCAAGCCGCGAAAGCGGTTTTTTTACGCCTGAAAGCCCCCGGTCTGGGGGCTTTCGCTTTCTGCTGGAGATTGAAATGGCAGCTGATTACCTGCACGGGGTCGAGCAATTTTTCCTCGAAAACCTCGACCGCCCTATCGAAGTCCTGGCGGCATCGACCATCGGCCTGGTGGCCACCGCTGACGATGCCGACCCGCTGGTGTTCCCACTCAATACGCCGGTGCTGTGCAACAGCGACAAGCTGATCGCCAAGGCCGGCACGACGGGCACCCTGCGTGATGCGCTCAACGACATCTACCGCCAGTCCGGCGCGGTGGTCGTGGTGGTGCGCGTCGACGCGACGGAAACCCCTGAAACGCAAATCGCCGGCGTGGTCGGCACTATCGACAACGAAACCGGCAAATACACCGGCCTCAAGGCGTTGTTGGCCGCCGAATCCCTGGTCGGCGTGCGCCCGCGGCTGATCATCGCCCCGGAGTTCAGCCACTTGACGGGCGTGGGTGCGGCAATGGAAGTGGTCGCCAAGAAGCTCAATGCGATTCCGATCATCGACGGCAGCGAGAAGGGCTATTCCGTCGTTATCGGTGAAGCGGCGTTGTACCAAGAAGCGCTGTTCGTGAACTGCGGTGTCAAGGTGCTGGACGAGGTCACCGGCCAGGTAGTGACCCGCAAGGCGTCGCCGACCGTGGCCGGGCACATCGTTCGCGTCGACAACGAAGAGGGCTATTGGAACAGTGCGTCGAGCCGGAAAATCTTCGGCATTCTCGGCACGTCCGAAGTGATCGACCATGCCATTGGCAGCACCACCAGCAAGGCCAACTTGTACAACAGTAAAAACGTGGCGGTGATCGTCAATCAGCAAGGCGGCTGGTATCTGTACGGCAACCGCTTGGCCAATTCCGTGATGATGCCGCACCAGCGGATTCGCTACATCGTCGGCGATTCGATCCTGTACGCGCACCAGGAATTGCTCGACCGCAACGTCACACAAGGTTACGTCGATGGCGTTAAAAACCGGGTCAACAAACTGATCCGCCGTTTGAAGTCGCGCGACGTGATCAGCGGCGGCGAATGCTGGGTCGACAAGGAGTTGAATCAAGCCGCCATCGGCACCGCCCAGGTGTATTGGGATTACGACCTGGGCTTCTACGACGTGGCCGAGCGCATGACGTTCCGTCAGCACATCAGCAACAGCTACAACGAAGCCATTTTCGAATAAGGGGGGTGATCTATGGGCGCCAAGCTGCCTAGTGTTTTGGTCGACGTGAATTCGTTCTTCAAGGACGAATCATTTGCCGGCCGTTGCAATACCGCCACCTTACCCAAGGTTGTCACCAAGACGATGGACCAGACCCTGGCCGGTGTCGCGGGTGACATCGAGCGCGACCTGGGGCGCCTCGAAAAGCTGGAGTGCGATGTCACTATCTCTGACTACTCCGAGCGCATTACCGGCCTTCTGGGCGCGCGTGACAGCCGTGAAGAGGTGTTCACGCTGCGCGGCGCGGTCGACGTGGGCGGCATCATCAAGACGGTGATTGTGCGGATGCAAGGCTTCTGGAAGTCCGCCGAGTTCAACGAGTGGGCCCCGGAAAAAGAGGCCACCATGAAATTCGCCATCGCGGTCGAGCTGTTCCACTTTGAGGTGGACGGCAAGGAGCTGATTTACATCGACAAGCTCAACAACGAATTCCGCGTCAACGGCGTGGACCGCAACAAAGAAATTCGCGCAGCGCTGGCCCAGTAAGGGCCGGCGTTTTTTTTGCCCCATTTTCGAGGAATTCCCATGAGCAAGCCTGTAACCCTGACCCGTCCAATCAAGCGCGGCGAAACTGAAATCACTGAAGTCACCTTCCGCGAGCCAGGTGCCGGAGAACTGCGCGGCCTGGATATGTTCGACGTGATCCGCATGGGCGTGAACGCGCACCGTGTCCTTGTGCCGCGTATCGCCAATATCACCGCCAACGAGTTCGACATGCTGGCCCCCAAAGACCTGTTGAATGTACAGACGGAGGTGGTCGCTTTTTTCACGGATTGACCGCCGTACCGCACGAAGTAATGGAGGCGGAAGCCGACATTTTCCTGGTCTTCACCGGCTGGGATGCGCTGACGACGGAGCGCATGCGGCTTGAAGAGCTGATGCGTTGGCACAAGATCGCGCTTGCTCGGTACGAGCAGGGCCGGGCCGGGCAGTCCTGAGAGGGGCCGCCCGGCCTTTTTTTGGGGTGGGCTATGTCGAATTCTATGCGGCTAAACCTGATCATGGGGCTGGTGGACAAAATCACCGGGCCCATTCTGAAGGTGACCGATACCACGTCGCGGATGGGCGAAAAAATCAAGGCGACCCAGTCCGAGCTGTCGCGCCTGGGCAATACATCTAAGGACATCGAGCACTTCAAAGCGCTTGAGGCGCGCACTGGCCAGACGGCGCAAGCCCTGGCCCTGGCTCAATCCAAAGCGCAGGCCCTGGGGCAGCAGTTGAATGCCACGGCCAACCCGACCCGCAAGATGACGGATGAATTTACCCGGGCGGCTGAACAGGTCAAACGCTTGCAGGCACAACAGCAGTCCGAGCGCCTGGAGCTTCAGCGCACCGGCCAGCAGCTTGCAGCTACGGGGGTGAACACGGGCAGGCTTTCCGAGGCCACGCGGCGTATCGAGGTGCAGACGCGCCGTTACAACGAGCAATTGGCCAAGGAACAGAAAGCCTTGGCCTTGGTCGCCGAAAAGCAAAAGCGCCTGGGTGAAATCAAACAGCGCAACAGCGACATGAAAATGTCGGCGACGGGTGACGCCCTCGGGGTCGGTGTGGCGATTGCCGGCGCGAAACAGCTGGTCGATGCGTATGGTGAAGTGGTCACCGCGCGCAATGACGGTTTAGCCCTGGGGCTGGATGAGGCGGGCATTGATTCGATTACTGCCAAGGCCAAAGAGTTTTCGAACATGTGGTCGGGCACCACGCAAAAGGAGTTCATCGACGGCGCGGTCGAAATCAAGTCGGCGATTGACACCCTGGGCGCCGAGGCTATCGGCGACTTCACCAAAATTGCCGCGTTGGTGGCCAAGTCGACCAAGTCGACCACCGCTGAAATGACCTCGCTGATGTCGACCGGCTACGGTGTGTATCGCCGCCAGTTCGACGAGTTCGGTAAAGCGGTGGTGGCGGGCTGGGACAAGATGAGCGCGGAAGAACGCGACATCGAGTTCGGCAAGTACTTCGCGGCGGGCCTGGTCGAAACGGTCAACGTGTTCAAGTCGGACGGGCAGCAGATGTCGGCGGCGCTGACCAACTTGGGCGCGACAGCCACGTCGGCGAACATTCCGTTTGCGGAGCAGTTGGCCATTCTCGGCCAGCTTCAGCTCACGATGTCCGGTTCTGAAGCGGCAACGAAGTACCGTTCGTTTATCGGGGCGGCCGCCGGGGCCAGTGAAAAGCTGGGCGTCTCGTTCATGGATGCCAACGACAAGCTGCTGTCGATGCCGGCGATTCTGGAAGTACTGCGCAAGAAGTACGGCGCCACTCTGGACGCGATGGAAACCCAAGAGATGAAAAAGGCGTTCGGCACCGACGAAGCTATCGCCCTGATCCAGCTGCTGTACCCCGAAATTGACTCGCTGAAAAAGAACATCAGCGGCATGGGCGAAGCGCTGAAAACAGGCATGTCGACCACTGAACGCATGGCCCAAATCATGAACAGCGGCCCGAACGAGTCGTTCAAGCTGATGAGCCAGCGCATTCAAAACGCCAGTGTCACCCTGGGCGCGGTGTTCGCCCCGGCGATGATGTTTGCCGCCGGCGGCGTGGGCCAGCTGGCCAACCTGATCGGCAGCCTGGTCGAGCGCTTCCCGTTTCTCTCCAAGGTGATTGGCTTCGCCCTGGTCGGGCTGGTGGGCCTGAAGATCGCGTCGATTGCCGCCCGCTTTGGCTTCGCGTTCCTCTCCGATGGGCTGATGCTGGCCGTCGCTGCGCTGAAATACTTCACCGTGGCCAATCTGCGCACGCAAGCGGCGTTACTCGTAACGCGGGTTCGGGCTATGGCGGCCGCAACAGGGGTGTTCCTGCTGGGCACCGCCAGTCGAGCGTTTGCCGTAGGGGCGGCGGTGATGACGGCGGCGCAATGGGCGTTAAACGTG